CCCCTCAACAGGTTATTCACTGCACTGGCATCCATCTCCAGCACAGTCGAGAACCGCTCGAGTCACACCGGAGGTAGGAAGCTGTATGCTCCCCAGTAACGAATCCCCCAGTACGATCACCCCACCACCGCTGATAAAGATAAGCCTCAAGGGCCGGACTATCAACATCTCCGACCTTATGAGACTCGTCAGCGGTACCAAGGATGCACTTATACTCATCGCGCTGATAGCGAATATGGGTCTCTCCGGAATTTCCGGGGTCGACACCGAACCGCCGCCAACGCAAGTGAGTGTTCCGAGTTACAGTTGTAGTAATATCATAACTGCCACTCCGACACCCACGTTCAACGAACCTAAATGGATTCACGTCGAAAGACGGAAGATCCCTAAGTTTGCTGAACAGAATATAGTGGATCAGACACCGTCGTAAATTCCGATAGTGTCTATCTCCCGCTTGATTAGAGAGGGAGATCATTGACGTGACGCCACTCGCCGTAAGCGGTAAGGAAAAGTTCTTAAGCCGCAGACGTAGTGGCGTCACATCCACTCCTCGATAGTAATAGCCCCCGCAACTTTCGCGTACAGACTGACTACCACAGAAGGACTTGGGTAAGTTCACCTCAAATCCTAACGAAGAGAGGAGGTGGGTGACATACGGCGTCAATTTATGATCGACGCAGATGTCATCACCGTAAACACTTGCTGGCTGGTAGGCCTTTGACCGTGGAGACATTTTCCGCAACTTTCGGGAAAAGTATTCCGATATAAACTTCGGAATATCCTTAAGGAAGGGATTGTCGCGATGTACAGGTTCACCAATCCAACATCCACTAGCTCTAGCAATAGCGCTGTAAACAACAACAGAAGTAAAGACTAGACACTGTGTAGGAAAACACAGAGCTGATCCCATGGGTGCAAACTTCTTAACGGGTATAATGTTCCCATCAGGAGTCTGAACCTTACTCGTACGTGTTGCAGCTAGTAGTACCAGAAGATCTGGTGGAAAAATACTCTTCACCAGATCCCAGGATACGCTATCGCTTGCAGACGACAGGTCGATCGTATCAACCAGCCCTGTGAGGGAGCCAAAACGAGCTGCCTCACGATTAATGGACTGATCGGTTATATCGACAAATCGACTGGCGGACGCGCGCTTCATGCACTTTAGAACGACGTCCAAACAAAGTTGCTGGGCGAACATATAAACGTTCGGCTCCATGCAAATCGATCTGGACTTAGTAACGTCCTTAGGTACGAACTTAAGGCGTGAAAATGTCCGCGAATGCTTCTTAGCACTGTCCCAGTTCCAAAATCCAGGGAGGATCTTGGATGGATGGAACCCGTACTCCTCAGAGTCACCGAAATTACTCCAGTGACTCTTGAAGAGTAAACGATCTATTTTTGGGTCGAAGTGGAAGTCATTACTCTTCTTAATTCGACCCCAGACACCGGGCTCAGACACAAACCCTGGACCAAAACGTCCAAAAATGGGCTCTGAGCGAGGAACACGTCCGACCAGACCAGTTAATATGACCCTCAAAACATCGAGAGTCTCTTGGTCCAGCAGTAGATCGGATAATCTAGCCTCAACCGCTTGCCAGCCGCGAAATGCGACTGAATCGAACTCCTCGTCCTTGTAATCGACCTTCTTAGCAAAAATACAGAAGGTCAGAAGGTACTGAAAAAGTTCGGCGGATCCTGACTTATACCATTCGTGGTACTCCTTAAATATGGGAGTGTCACGGAATTCAGGTATGAACTCTCCTGTTGAGGAGAGTTGAGTTGGCAGGGTAAGTAACCTGTCAGCCAAGCCAGAATATCTCCGGATAGTCGTCAGGAGGGGTGTCTCCAGGAATTCTTTGACGAAATGTCTAAAGACCCTTGGGGGCTTCTCCGAACGACGTCCAGAGTTGAGTGGACTATCGGCTAAGATGGATATCCAGCAGTTGAGGAGAGCGAGGATCTTATCAATATTCTCGCCCCCTGCCGAAGTATCCAAGTGAGAAACTGTAGAGGCGTCCACGGATATTCGGACGTCTCCGTGTGTGGTCTCAATTAAGAGACCGCGCATGACTCAGTACAGATCTGAGGTGATCCCGTTAAGGATCGCCTTGATCAAATCTGTGTCCGGAACTTTCGACGTGAGAGTGTGGAAGGTCAA